GAGCTCCGACCGGAAAATCTCCTCGAGGACGGGGAGCATGTTGGAACCATACAGATGACTGTATTGATTCCGTAAAGCTGCTGGGGCAATCATTTATTACTCCTAATCTCTTAAACGCCAGCGAAAGCGTCCTTACCAAACGCCTGGTGCTCGTTGATGCGAACGATGACATCAACAAACTCACCAGCCGCGTTATCGGGGCGCCGGTTGATGGCAATAATCGTCAAACCCGCAGCTGAGGCCGCGATAGTCGAGCTATCGAGCTCCTGGCGGGACGTTTTGTAGGTGGTGTTCCCGGCGGTGGCGAGGTGGTCGCAGTTGTTACCGATGTCGGTCTGCGCATCCACTTCGGTTTCGTCCGCCTGAACGACGTACAGCTGCTCAGGTGCAACGCTGACCTGAATCTTTTCGCCCGCAGCCGAAGCATAGCCGAGCGCGCAGCCCAGAATCGTGCTGCCCGCAGCCACAGGGTCAACCTGCCCATCCGAAGCCAAAGCCACCAGGTCGCCAGGGTAGGTGGCGGAGCCAGCCTCCATGATGACAACCTGCTTTGGGACCCCATAGGGCCAAAAGCCCCTAGGCCTGTCTCTATTTGCCATTTAAAAACTCCTATAAAGCTGCGACGGACCCAATGTCCGGCGCTATTCGTTTTCCTCGTAACCTTCGATGACGTTGGCATCGAGCCGCGCCTCGCGCGCCATCGAACGAAGCTCCTGCGCCTTGGCTTTCTTGAAGCCACGCATGCGCTCAGCTCTTTCGCGGTTGTAGGCTCGGTGTTCTTCGCAGCGTTCTTTGTCGCGGACGGCTAGGACGGCATCACCACGTCTGATTATACCATCCGGGTTTACGCCGAATGCGAAGCTGTCCTGGGCGGGAGTGGTCTTGGGCTTGTAGACCACCCAGCCCTTGGAATGCAGGTTTCCGTCGTCAATGTACTTTTTGTAGCTAATGAAGCGGTATTCTTTGCCCTGGGCCGCGATTTCAGCCTTGAGCTCATCGCTGATAGTGAGCTTGTCTTTGAAGAAAGACGGGGTGGAGAGAGATGGGGATTTCTTGCTGGAAAGAGGCTTCTTTCCGTTAATTACTTTAGACATTAGCTATACCTCGACCACGTCTTTTTCGCGTGGGTCTTTAGGCGTTCTTTGACTTTCGGGTCGTCGACGTTCAGGCCCATGATGCGGGCAAAATCCAGCGTGCCGGGGTCAAGCTGGTCGCGACTGCGTCGGCTGCTGCCTGAGCCACCTCCAGATGAGCCGAGGGCAAATCCCTCTTCGCTGTCTTCGGCGGCTTTGCGCTTGGATTTTGGCTTGAGGTCAAGCTCGAGGGCCGCTTCCATGACCGCGGCGCGGTAGGAGGCGGGATTGGCCCGCTCCTCGTCACTCATGGACTGGTATTTGGCGACTGCCGCCTTGGTCAGGTCATGTTCGGCGTTGTTGAGCTCGGGGAAGTCGGCAACCAGCTGGGCAATCGTGGCAGTCTGCCGATTCTGGGACTGCTGCTCCTGCCGGATTTCGTTCTTAATCTGCTTTGCAATGATGGCCGCAGCCTCGGTCGGTTTGTCGTACCAAAGGCTTTCCAGGTCGGGCTCTTTCTGGGCAGGCGCCGGCGCCGGTTTCGGCGCTAGGCCGCTTACCAGCTTGGCCAGCTGCTCGTTCATCTTTTTTAGGTCAGATTCGACGTTGCCAATCTTACGGTTGAATTCACCTTTCAGATTGGTCATTGGGTCGGCGGGCGCGGGTGCGCCGCCTTCGGGCGTGCCAGACTGGCCGCCCTCTTTGGCGTTGGTGGACATGCGTACTCCTGCGATTACGTCGCTACTCGGGCTACCGCACTTTAGGCGTCTTGCTTGGCGCGGAGGGTAGAAAGGCGTGTGCGTAGGGAGGTGGCTAAACGGGCGGCGCCCTCGGCGCGCGCCTTTCTGATTAGCAGGTCCCTGTCGGTGGACCCGTCTAGGTTTAATTTTACTACATCGACTTGCGCGGCCTCGACGAGCTGGTCCAGGAGCTTCAATAATGGCTGTAGAGCCGAGCTGTCGGCGAACGAAATCAAAGCCTCTTTCTCTTCAAAGGACAGCTTCATGGGTTCCTCGGATTAGGACGCTACGGGCGCTGCTGGACCGCCTGGCCCCGCGGCTCCTGCCATGGCGTTCAGGCCCGTGGGGACCTGCTGCTGGCTCATGGCAGCGTTGGTGCGCATTTGCTGCGCGTTGGCCTGTTGGGCGGCCATTTCTTCGATGGCCTGCAGCATCTGGGCGTGGCGGCGGGCCTGCTGTTCCATGGCAATGGCTTGCTTTTCGTTGAACTGCCCAAGCCAGTCGTCGTGCTTTTTGATTTCTTCCCAGTAGGCAATGAAGCCCTCGTGGTCGCCCTGGGGCAGCACCGGCACCTCAATGCCACGCAGAATCTGATTAGCCTCGGATTCAGGGTCTGGCGTGTACTGATAACCCTGGGGCTTTTGGAGATAGCGCCCAAAGTCCTTCACACCAAGAGCCTGGAGGTAGTTGCGTAGGGCCTCGTAGCGCTGGGCCGGGGTAATGATGCCGAGCTGAATGTCGAGCGGGTTGGCCGTCAGCTGGAGGATTTGGGCGGCCATTTCCTGCTGGATACCGGCATTAGAAGTGGCAGTGTTGGGACTGACCTCAAGGTCGAATTGGCCGTCCAAATCGCCCTTTTTGACCTGGCGCCAGTAATCTTTCCCGTCATCTCCGGTTAATCGGAAAGACAGACCGTCCGGGCACCGCTGTTGCAGCATCGAGAGCAAATAGCGCAGGAATTTGCGCCAGCCACGATTCAGGCGCCGCAAATGTACATCCAGGTTGGCGCTCATTTCGCCGACCAGTGCGCGGGCGCCTGTGGCGGTGCGGGTGGCGCCTTGGGCACCGCTAATCATGCCCAGTGCCATGTCATTAATGCCGGTCAGGCGCTCAATCCACTGCATGAGGCCCTGCTCCTCTTGCATGCCAAACACGGTGCGATTGCCCATGTTGGGGAACACGACATCGGTAGCAGGGTTGTCGACGGGTATTAGGGAGCCGGGCGCAAACTGGATGACTTCGGGGTCAATGCCGCTGGACGCCCGGTAAAATCCGATGGGCATCGTGCTGATAAGCCCGCAGTCGATGCGCATGTTGTGCATCGCGTCTAGTTCCTTGGTCAGCGGGTAGATGAGCTCCGGTATGCCGGTGCCGAATTCCTGGCCCTTGCGCAGGTGGAAGTCGGCCTTGACGAAGGGGCGCTCGCCCGAGCGGGCCACACGGTACAAATAGGTGGCGCGGAGCAGTTCTCGCGACCGGGGGTGCACCCACACCACCACCTCGGAGTTGATGCCGCTGTCGTCGGTGTCGAGTGCCAAATAGGCCTCGATAATCTGGTAGCGGTCCAAATCAACGTCGGTGTCAAGCTGGGCAGAGCCGGCGTTGGTGGCCCGCTGCTGCTTCAGGTCGCTTCCAACTGCGCCCTCTTGCCGGTCGGGGCCGCCTTCGATAATCTTTTCGACCGCCTCTTTGTTGAAGACTTTGCGGTCGACGAGTGTCCAGAGCTCGCTCGCCGTGAGCCACTGCTGGTGCAGCACCGCGTCGGCCAGGTCGGGGTCGCCGCCGCCTCCCACAATGAGCAGGTCCTCAGCATCGACGTTCTCGGCAACAGGTCCCTCAAAGCACTTCTTTGTCCGTTTGACTTCCCTTTCCACCATGCGGATGGTGGGAATGGCGGTTTCGCGCCCGTCAATGACCTGGAATTTGGGCGGGCCAGGCTCGGCTACTTCCTCGACGTCAACAAATCGGGTGTACTTTACGTCCCAGCGGAGCTTCATGAGCCCGCTGCCCACCGTAATCCAGTCCCAAATCCACGTGTCAACGGTGCGGTCTACGCCCTTGTGGTGGTTGGCCCAGTCGTTGATGGCATAGCGCATGGTGTCCCGGACAGTGTCCACACGCTCAAGCGAGGCCTCGTTGCGGGCCTTGACGTGGAGGGGCGGGTCCATGCCCATGATGGCCTGGTAGAACCGCGCGTGCACAGTCTTGCAGACGATAAAGGGCATCGGCAAATGCAGCTGGGAGGAGCCATCAAAGGGGCCCTCGGTCGAGCTAATGAGGTGCTCATCCCAAGCGGCCAAATACTCTTTCTGGCGCTCCAGCCACATGTCGCGATTGGACGAGCCAGTGAGCCAAATGTTGGCCACACGCTGGCCCACGTTCATCTCAATGAGCTTGTCGTAGAGCTTCTCGACGACTTGGTCGCGAAGCGGGGCGGCCACGTCCTTGAGGGGGTTGCGGCGGCCGTCGGTAATTGGCTTGCGGTCGTCTGAAAGAGTTGACACTAGTGGGCTCCGGGGCCGCGCGGGGCCCTAAGCCATATTTTACACCACGTCTGTGTATGAATTATCTGGCGGGGCGGATGCGGGGGCCGACGCGGAACCCATAGGCGGGGCGGCGGTGGTAGTAGGCAGTCTTGCGGGGCTTGGAGTAGAACAGGTTTGTAGCTAGCGCGTACTTGATGCAGCTCAGGAAGTCCTTTTTCCTCAAGTCGAGCTTGGGCTTGTTCTCCTTGATTTGCTTGTCCTCGTACCACTGAACGGTCTTGCAGTCGTTATACGAGCCGCGGCAGCGCTCAAAGAACCTGAGTTTGGGCACACACTGGCCGAAGTTGTTGGGCGTAGCCGGGATGAATAGAGCGTCCCTGAGCCGCTCGGCCAGGTCCTCGTCACTCTTTTCGTCATAGGTGGTGGCGCGGGCGCGGCCCAGCCCCTGCTGTTTGAGCACCTCGTTGACCACCTCGCCAAAGGACCTAAACCCCTCGCCGCTAGTGGTATCGCCCGAGCCCAGACTGTCATAAAGAATGTCAACTATCCGGTACTTTTCGAACCAACCCCGGCCAACTATGTCCTCCATGAACTGACGGGCAATGGCTTTGGCCTTGTACTCCTCGACGACGTACAAGTAGTCATCCTTGTCCACCCCCAGTAGCACAGCATTATGGGCTTTGGACGGGTGGGGGTCCATGACGAGCACGCAGGGACTAAGCGGGTCCCAGGGGTGGGAGTTGGGCACAATATGGACATCGGAGCGAAGCAGGTGAGCCAGGGCCAGCCCGTCGGTGTCAAAGAAGTTGCCACTTATGCGGGTGGCGCGCGACTTTTCGTCCAGCATAGCCTCGAAGCGCTCGAGGAACCCGGGCTCGAGGTTGTGCTCGTTCTCGTAGCTGGAGCCTGTAAAGCACTCGACGTTTGGTAGCTCCCCTTCCAGCCAGCGGTCGTAAATTTCGGTCCTCAGCCACGCGCCAGCAATGGGGGTACCGGCCATAAAGACCTGGAGGGGCCGGCCCTTGATGCGGCCGCCGCGGTAGAGCGCCTGAAAGACCGCCTGCGGGCAGGGCTCATTGAAGTACAGGTGGGTCCACTGGGAGCCTTCGAGCGATAACGGATTCACCTCGTGGGTGAGGATGGTCACGGTTGAGCCGTTCTCGTAAGTCAGTTGACTGACATGAGGCTTGCCGCGCTTGTGGAGCTGGTCCTCCTTCAGGATGTGCCACTTTTGGTACTCTAC